ATTATGAGGCTTAATTTTTCTTTTCATATCTATTCCTCCCCTAGTTTACGATTCGCAATTTCTTGTAAATCTAAAATAATAGCAGTAAGACCAAAACTATAATCATAATCTTGCTTGTAATCTCCACCTGAAAAATATACATTCTTTGCATACATTTTCGCTGCTAAAACTGCCAAAGGTTCTTTAACTAAATCTTTGCCAAAATCATAACCTGTCTTTTCAAAGATAAAAGAAGAGGCTATAATTGACAATTCTTCTAATTCTTCAACATTAAAGTCAGCATCTTGATAGATTGCCTCTCTTACTTGTTCTGTTGTTAAAATCTTATTTATCGTCATAACCATAGCCTCCTATATTTTTTATACTATTCTTTATCCTTCATCTTCTTCATCTTCTTCATCATCTTCTGCTAATTCTAAGATGATAAAACCATTTACATCTGCAAGTTTACCATCAACAATCATTGTTGTTTTTCTTACAATTTCATCGGTGTCTTCATCAATATAAGTTCTCATATTCATCGCTAAGTTTGTGTTAATCATGTAATTTGATAAATCGCCAAAAATAGCAACTGCATCTCCTTCGTCTGCTTCATCTAAACTAGGAACACTCTCAGTTAAAATAACTCTCTTACCAAAGAAACGTTGGACTTCCTCGCCGTTAATACCATAATTTACACGAGCAACAGGTTGTCCTACATCATCAACCATACCTGCCATGTATTTATCCCATGTTAATGGATTCACAATAATAACGTTGTTTTTCCCACGATATGCTAGTGGCATACTACCAATAAGATTTGTTAGCCAGCCATTATATGTTGCATCAGCGATTGCGAAATCAACTTTTTGAGTTGCAGTAATACGAGGTTCTTTTAAAATACCTAACGGTTGTCCTGAACCTGTCCCTTCAATAACTGCTGTTTCTAATGCAACTGCCATTGCTTCGGCTACGTTTTCAGCAACTAATTTTTCCCATGCATCTAATGTAATTGTTTGTGCTAACAATGTAATTGAAACTTGGATTTGTAGTTTGTGATAAGTAAATACCACCTTACCAGTAACTGCTTGCTTGTTTCTTAAAGCAGTTTCTCCTTCTGATACCCATGATGCAGTTGGCTTAGTTCCTGCGATAGGGATTGCAACCCCACCTTTAAAATTAGTAAATGTAACTAATCCTAAAATATCTCCATATGATGCTAATTCTCTAATGATATTATCAACAATAGTTGTTGGAATAATTGCACTTGCATCAGTTGCGAATGTTGCTACGTTTGTTGGCTCGTCATCTTCTCTCATTTTTAGAACATCGTTGCTTCTTCCCATTACATAATTTTTAAATGCTTCACGATATTTTGCACTCTCATACAACGGAACATTTCTTTCTTCCTGTGTTTTAGGTGTGATTACCTTAGTAACTTTACTTCTTTCAGCCAAGACTTCTTTTCTAAGTCTTTCTTCTTCTTCAATAAGTTCTTCCACTTCTTCTTCTAATTCTTCTAATACTTTAATTTCAAGTTCACCTTCTAATTGAACTCTAATTGCATTTCTTCTTTCTGCAATTTCTGCTAATCTTGCTGTTCTTACATCCATTTTATTTCCCTCCTAATTTTATTTTTATGGATAACCTTTTTTTACGCATTATTAAGTTCTCCAACTCGGACTTACGGTTCTCCAACTCGCTCATCCTAACTGCGTAAATATTGGTATTTTCATATGCTGGCACTGTTACGGCTGCCACATCATATAACTTAGTAATATTTCTTACTGTCCAAGTTCTAGTTTCTTCATCGAATAAACCATCTTTTTCAGTAAACGCAAAAGACATTTTATCAATATCTCCACGCTTTATCAATTCATAGAGGTCTTTACCCTCGCTAGTGTTTGCAAGCGTTGCTCGTATATAAACGCCATCTTCTCTATCTTCAATTGATAGAGTTTTATTTCTTGTTCTTGCTAAGACCATGAAATTATCACTATGATTATACTTTAAGAATACATCACTAACATCGGTTTCTTTCAAAGCACCTCGTTCTATAATCTCAAAGTAATCATTCCCATCCATTGAGAATAATCTTGTTTTCTCATCATAAGTGATTGCCTTACCTTCTACAATCATCTCATCTTTTAATTCCTCAGGCTTTTCATCTTCTCCTAAGGCTCTAAATTGTATTTCTCGTCTTAAATCATTATCACTCGGTTTCTTCATCTTCTACTTCTACCTCCATTTCTTCTTTTTCAATTATTGTTTTCTTATCTCCAACCTGATATTTATCTTGATTATCAGCGTCAATATAGTTTAATGATACTTGCCTTACATCTCCCCCTTCAATAGGCTTTAAGTAAATAAGTTCTCTCATCTCGTTTATAGATAATAATCCAATATCTTTTACTTCTTTAATAATGGATAATCTTGATGTTATTGACATTTGTTGTAATTTACTAATCTCAACAACTATTTTATTTCCCCTTGTTCTTTCGTTTTTACTAAATATCTTTTTAGATAATTCTATTTCTAACTTATTAACAAAAGGTTCAATCGTGCTTTCATAAAATGAGTTCCATTGTTGGTCTGTGTAATCACTCTTTATGATATGTTCATTTGTGCCAAAATAGTGATAGACTTGTTTATAAAACTGTTCCATCTCTTTCTCGTTTGCATATACACCTTCGTGCTTGACTTGTGTAATCTTATTCGCTGCATCGGTGAATATTACACCACCTGTGTTTGTTCCTGACTTTAAGAAATCATCTGCAAATTCTTCTGCTTTTTGTTTCTTAACTTTTGGATTTAATACGGTTGAACTCTCAACAATAAATCTAATATATGCTGATGTTTTAATTGCTTTTTCAATTCCTTGATAGTTTGTGTCAATAATTTTTAATACCTGATTGATGTTGCTGTTATTACCACCAAAGAACTCATCATTCCCTATGTTTCTTTTTAGAACTGCAACATTATCAATGCTTGTCGTAACTTGTTCAATCTCATTGTTTATCCAGAAAGTTAAAAATATTTCTCCATCATCAGCCACATTTACAATTGTTTCCACAGGGTCTATAACCCACATTGAATCTAATACCTCTTTACCTGTATATGCATTGCTTGGAATAAACTTTAAATAAATAAACACATTATTATCAACTAGCCAATGATACATCGCTTTCTCTAAAAAGTCTGCACCATTTTCTAATCCGTTTGGATATAACTGTAATATCTCATTTAGAGCATCTCTACCTTTTTGCAGATTACCACTGCTATCATTTGTATAATGAGATAACTTTAATTTGCTTGCGTGTTTAGTAATACTGCTGATTGCTTCTTGAACAACGTGGCTTTTAGTTATATCATTCCCAAAATCAGTGAACATCGGTGTAAAGAAATTAACTACATTCTGTTTTGTTTTAACAATGCTTTTTGACTTGCCAAACAATTTATTAAAAAACCCCAAACTATCACCTACTTTCTGTTATGAAATTAAAAAAAGACAAAACTACTTATATATCATGATTATATAACTTAAAGTCGGTTTTGTCAATTTTTTTTATATTTTATAAAATATGTTAATACATTGAGATGAAACTATCATAATTATCCACAAGTCCTACATAGCAGTTAATCATAGTTGCTGCACCGTCAATTTTACGTTCTCTTTTATCATCCATTTTCTTTGGCATAAAGTTTCCGTTTCTATCTTGCATCAACTCAACGTTGGATAAGTTCCATTTAGTTACGGGGTTGTTTTGATAGATAACTCTACCTTCTTGTAGATGAGAACCTAAGGTCTGCATCGGTATTGACAGTGTCTTATACCCTTGCTGTGTTCTAATCATTACTGACTGACTAAACCCCATACTTTCAAACTCTTTAACTAAATAAGTTGCTGAGTATGCATCGTAATGTATTTTCATATATGTGATGCCACGTTCCATTACCATCTCATTGTAAACATATTCACTAATCATCTTATAATCAATGATGTTTCCAGGACATAATCTAATCAGTCCCCTATCAACCCATTGACGATATGGTATTTTCCCTGCTTCAAGTTCTTTAAACTTTGTTTCTGGCATCCAATACATCGTATCAAAAACAAACTTATCTAATTCTTTGTCATAAAACAATGTGCTAAATGCAGTCAAGTCGCCTGTCCTTGATAAGTCAAATCCCCCAATTGCCATAGTGTTATTATATTTGGATATATCTACTATTGTATCGTTATTAAACTCATCGTATGTAAGCCATGCGTGTTCTTCAACATCAATAATATTAAAGTCTTTTACTTTTACTGTCTTTGCGAAGTTTAAATCAGTTTTCATTCTTTCAACATTTTGCCTTAACATTTCTCTATCTTTAATAACATCTATTGCTGGATTGGCTTTTATCCACATATCTTCATCATACATTTCATCTTCGCTATCAAGTTCATAAATCAATGCAAATAAAGTTTCATCCTCCACTGTTCCTTCTAAAACTTTTGATGCATAAGAGTAAGTATCATCAAATAATCCTTCCCTTAAAAATCCTGCTGTTGTAATCATATTTAATAAAGGCTGTTCCCTAACGCTCATTGATTGTTTTAAAATATCATATATAGCCCTTGGCAGTTCGTGGACTTCGTCAATGATTGCTGCCGATGCGTTTAATCCATCTGCACTTCTTATGTTTTTAGATAGTGGCTTGTAAACTGACATTGTGCTATCCATCAGTATTTCACTTTCAGGGAATGTTCTACTTCTTAACACACTCGCCAAATCAAAACTTTGATTTATCATGTTCTTACTTTCATCCCATACCCGTTTTGCTTGTGAGTAGTTAGTTGCTGCTGAATATATTTCTGCTCCACGTTCTCCATCTGCAATCATTAAGTATAATCCAAGCCCTGCAAGTTCCTGTGTCTTACCGTTCTTTCTTGCTCGAACATCAAAGACTTCTTTGAACTTTCTAAATCCTGTATCACGATGTAGTATGCCAAAAACAGATTGTATTTTTGCTTTCTGGAATAATAAAAGTTCCATTGTTTTTCCATGCCACTTACCTTTTGATTGTTTACAAAATGTTTCTAAGAATTGGATTGGTCTATTTCCTTTTCTTTCATCATAGTAATAGGTATCATCTTCCCCTAATACAATCGGTTTTATTTTTGCATACATTTGTTTAACTTTTTTAGAAGTTATTATTTCGCCACTCTCAATCTTATCAATATACTCTAAGATATAATTTTTACTCATCGTCCATCAAAAACTTTTCAAACTTAGTTGGCTCTTGTTTTTTAGCAACGCCCATCCTTGCTCTTCCGACTGGCGTTAGTGCTAATTGCTCGCTATACTTTGAAATAATTTGAGATTGAGTTTGCATTGTTCTAAATGTTTTGTCAATAATTTTTTGTGCATCCTCATTAGTATTAACTACTTGTTGATGTTTAGACCATACTTCGTGTGCTTTACGATAAATTGAAACAGCCTCACAATAGATAATCAATGCTTGTCTATCTAAGTCGGATAATATATTTATTTCCATTTCTTGATAAAGGTTTAAAACTCTATTCCACTCCTCCAATGCAACAGGTGTAAGAAACTTAGGTGGTTCTAAAACACTTGACACCATAAGTTTTTCTTCTGCTGCTAGACGACGTTTTAATTCATCTTCCTTAGTTTTATGGACTTTTATATCTACTAATTGTGCTGGCATCGGCTTTCTACCTCTCATATTATCACACGTCCTTTACTACATACGCCTCACTATATTTATTATGCCCTTTTGTTAGCATTTTTAAGAAGTCGTCCCTAGAAAAATCACTTAATCTAAAAACTTCCTCAGGTTTCATACCGAGTTGTTTACAAATCTCGGACACAGAGGTTCCTTCTTTTATCAAATCCTGAACTATCTTTTTCATAATAAATATTTTTTTAGTTTTTGTTTTATTTTTTTATTTTTTAACATAACTCCTCCTAAAAAAGTTTAATTTTTCGGTTATATATAAAAATACGCCCCAACGCCGTTGTAAAAAAAATTATTTTTAACCTTTCGATAGGGGGGGGTTGTTTTTTTTAGGTATAACATCACCGTTAGCATCGAACTCAATCTCATCACTAATTTTATTGCCTCCATGTATCTTGTTGTGACAAGGAACACAAAGAAGCATTAGGTTGTCAGGATTGAGGCTGATGTTATAGTCGTCAATGTTAGCATCGTTTAGATGTATAATATGATGAACTTCAGTTCCCACACCCCCACACTTTTCACAAATACCATACTTAATAGTTTTGATGTATTTGCTGGTCTTTCTCCACCTACGAGAATTATAGAAGTCTAATCTTTTTTTACTTCTTTGACCTTGCTGACCTTTGTATGTCCTACTACTCTGCATAAATAAACAACCCCTTCCCTAGATGCACCTTTATCAAGTGCATGCGATGCTAGATATCTACCAATGTAATAGACTGTCGTATTATGAGGTATCTTGTCTTTGATTAAATCATAGACTTCTTTTGCTGTATAGAACTCATTTGCATTTTCAAACTCTATAAGTTCTTTTAAGATAGGTATTCTCATATCCATTCTCCCTTCCAAAATCATTATAACATTTATCTATTTTAATAACAACTTTTTTTAATAAAATAAGTAAAGAGATGTATAGTAGTGTATAGTATGTATAGTTATTCCATAACTTCCTACATAGTTATAGAAATGTAAAAGGTTTTTATTTTAGCCCAAAACCCTACACTAACCATACATAACCCTACATTTTCAGCCTAAAATGTATAGTATGTATAGTTGTTTGATAACTTTTTTTATTTATAAAACTTATGGATATTCAATAATTTAGATGCTGACCCTACACAAAAACCTCAAAAATGTATAGTTAGTGTATAGTAGTGTATAGTTAGTTTATAATAAAAAGGGACTGTTAATCCCTCTTTGATTTTATACATTTTATTCTATTTTTTCTTGCCCATTTTATGAAGGAATTATATACTTTTTTATTGTATTTTTTTAGTTTATCATATATAATCATAGTATTTTTAGGCTTGGAATATCTAATTGCTGTGATTGTTTCATCATTTAGGTCTTTCCTAAATACAGTATATTTAACAACAACCGTATCTTCATCAATAATAACTTTTGTTAGATTATTCACAACGAACCTTGTATCTTTTGCCATGAGATATCCAATCTTTTTATTCATATTCTAACTCCTCCAAATACTGCGTTAAGATACGAGATAATTCTAACCCTATATACACATCTCCACAATTTATAGCACCTTGATTATCAGTTTGTATTCTTCTGCATAAACCATTATACTTGTAACTTTCCTTTAACTCATAAAC